TTCAAACCAAGTATCTCTAACATTTACAGCTTTTCCGTAATCTGCTCTGTTTTCTGGTGGATTAAAGTCTTCATCTCGTTTGCTAATTTTCTTTGTTTGCCCATTGCGTTTATGGACTTTAAATACATCTCTTTTAGTTGTATAGAATGAAAAACGCATTACGTCTGCTCTTAAATGCAATAACTCTTTTATCTCGCATTTTTCAATATCTAATGTATTTGTAGAACTAAAGTTTTTAGCAATTTCTCTAATCTGTTTATCACTACATTGACTTTCTCTTTGTATGTCGTTTAAGGTAACATTGTCTAAAACGAAAAAGTATTTAGCATCAGAAAAATCATCGTTTTTAACGTAACTATGCCCAAAATTTTCAATATCAACTTCTTCTACTTTAATACCATCTTTAGTGTCGGTCCATATTCTTGAAACTGCTAAACCATTCTGGACTAAATCATCGTTTTTTACTTTCTCTATTTCTCCCCAACGGTTCGATTTTTTAATATAATCAATAATTAATTCTTCGGCAATTTCAATTTTTGGCTTATCTTTAATCTCCATGTACAATTGTAATTCTTCTTCATCTGCAGGAATAAAACCTTTCGGAATTAAATCTAACCCAAGTATTTCTTTTGTTTTTTGTAACATAGGAAGTGAGCGCATATTTTTCCTATGTTCCTCTTGTTTATCAGCTTTCATTTTTACCGAAAGCCTGTCGTTGGCACGTATATCTATTCTGTAAAAATTATCTCTAATGCCATTAGATACTAAATTGCAATATTTACCAGAATAATTTAAAGGTCGCCAATCTAAATTAAGGTAGGTTAAATCACCTTTTTGTCGTGATAAAATGTTTTTATACCTATCTGTATCTTGTTCACCCCTATACCGCTTTCTATTGTCGATTATAGTTTCTCTGCGGTCATAAAAATTACAACCACTTTCTAAAATACCTCCGTTAAACCATTCGTTTTGAATAACTTTCGCTACCTCTAATCCGTAGGCTTCACTTTCTTTTACTGCGTTAGATGCGAATGGGTCTGGCATACCAACTACTTTTTTTATTGCGCTCATTTATACTGCTTTTGAAATTGTACCTTTATTGTTATATTGTGTAAATGGATTTCTTCTTTGTTTTGGTTTGTCCGCTATTTTAATTATTCTCCGTTGGTTTCCTAATGCTGACAAACTGCTAGATATGTAAGCATCAAATTTTGTTCTATTCACTAAATCAACATCTTTCCATTGGTCTAATGTCCTGTCAAACACCATACTTCCCATTGTGCCAATCGGTCTTTTTCTGTTGTCTGTTGCAACTCCTACGTGGTCTTCTATATACGTTTCAATTGCAAAAAATTGTTGATCTCCAATTTTAGTGTCTTGTGGTGGTGCGCCTCCTAATTCTAATTCAGTAGGACTTAAATCTTTAAATAATTTAAAAGGATTGTTTAAACTGTAATGTCGATACCCTCTATTTTTAATCATTTTTAAAAATGCTTCGTTTGAAAGCTCTGCTAACATTGGTATAGAAAAATACACCATTGCCATTAATACATCTTCAAAAAATAATTCTACCGTTGCAGGTCTGTCTAAATATTCTAAAATATATTCATCATTTGGTAAATCAGAAGTATTGTACTTTGTTTGTAAGTGAATAGCACCTTTAGAACCCCTACCATCAGCACCTTTCGATCTATTATAAGGGTCAACGCCAAAACACCCTATATGCTCTGCCATAGGCGCAAATGCCAATACTCCGTTATAGTATTTCTTTTCTTTAATATTTCTGTATTCAATAGGAGGGTGGCATCCTTTTTTAATCCAAAACCTACCACTTTTATCAGGTCGCCAAATTACTTCTGTATCTTGTATGCCATCTTTCCAAGTAAAATTACCTCGTTCTATTTCATCACTTCCTTCTGCACCTTTTTTACTTGTGTAGTTTAATTCATATTCATTGTGTTCCATTTGCTCTAGTAACTTAACTAAGTTAAAATCACAATCGGTTGCTTCATCTCTAAAAGCGTGTTTTTCTGTTCTTGGGTTTTGTCTTAAAAATTCGTTGTATTCTTCTGGATTGTCTTTTAAGGCTTCTACTTCATTATTCCAATGCGTAATCGCACCTATTGAAGTGTAATTTCCTAAATCTGTTAATACTGGTGTTTCAGGGTCTTCCGCAATACTAAACCCATATACATCAAAATAACCTTCCCAACAATAAACAGTATCTATAAATAATCTATACAATCCACTAATTGTTTGGTTATTTTTATTGCGTTCTAACGGATCGCTTTGGTCGTAAACTTGCTTATATTCAGCACCCCCTTTACTCATAGCATTTACAGTACTACCAACCATTGCTTTACCAACAATTCTAATACCTTGCCTATGTGAAGTTTTTACAATACTCCAATATTCATTAAACCTACAATCTTTTGGGTATTTTGCACTTTCATCAATAGCACTTCTAAACACTTTATCACCATCCATTGCGTTTATTACAGTATTATGCCAAGCAATTACCGTATCTAAACCTTCTTCCATTTCGCTTATATCATCTTCTTTTCTCTTTTTTCTTGAAGGTTCTGCAAATACCAATTCTGTTTTTGGTGTTGTTGTTCCATCCCATACAGGCATAAAGAAAGCAGGAAGTTTTTTAAATGTTCTTACTAATTTTGTAAACATTTTCTTAGCATCCTTACCTGTTTTAGAAATAATACCAAGCTCTTTATCTTCGTTTGTTGTGCCTGAATCTATTAATTCCCCATTGCAAATCGAACTCCATCCAAAACGTCTGTTTTTAACATAGTTTATGCCATAACAACGTTGGTCTGCAACACACGCTGCCCAATAAATCATTAATTCATTTTGTATTACCCTAAAATTAGGATAACCTTCATCTAACCTATTCCATTGATAAAAGAAATAAGAAGTTCCAGGCATATACACTTCCTTACCGTTTAAGTAAATCCATACACCTTCGTTTCTTCTTCTTATTTCTTCTAAAATGTAATCTTCGTATTTAGCATCGTATTGGTTACTTTCTGTTAGTCCTTTAGGCGGTGTTTCTCGCTTCCATTTTTGATTGTCTTTGGTTTTATTCCAATTTATAATATCTTCTCTGTCTTTAGGTTTTTCAGGAAATCCAATATAAATACCACTCACATAGTAAATTTCACCAAGCGTACCATCTTTAGAAATTATAATTACATCGTATTCTGTGTTGTAACCATATTTCCACAACTTTAACTTGTTGTTATTTACCCTGATTTTTTCAGGTACTTTATCATTCGCTATGTCGCCTAAATAAAATATCATTTCTTACTATCTGCTGCTGTTTTTGCCCAACTCTTTTTTACTGTTTTTTCTTCTTCAATTCCGTTTAATTCTCGTTCAAGCATATCAATTTTTTTTAATGCCCAAACACTATCTTCTGCAGCCATTTTTCTCCCTTTTAAAACTGCGTGGTTTTTATCTTCTGATAAATCAGTAGTTATATCTTCATCAATTAACTCCATATTTTTATCTACCATAGATTTTAATTTCTGAATTAAATCTGGTAATTTCTCTTTGTAGTATGATTTATATTCACTCATATCTTCCTAATACATCATCGTTTTTTAACCACCAAAATTCTTTACCATCTAACCAAAAAGGTATTCCTAGAGGCTTAATTGCTATGGTGTCGTTTTTTACTATGCCAAATTCACTTAATTCACTATTGCAAATTGTGACTGTTGCTTTTGTTTTTTCAAATTCAATTTCTTCATCAGGTATAATGATTAAACTTGATTTAAGGCTTTTAGAGGCTTTTTTAATTGGCTCAACTAAAATACTATCCAAAAATCCTTTCCATTGTTCTTGTGGGTTCTCACGATATAATACAATCAATTTCGGATCTATTTTAAAAAGCATTTTATCTTTATCTAGTAAATGAATACTTTCTTGCACTTTGCCATTGTAAATTTGCTCATATAAAATACTTGCATCAACTAACACTTCGTAGCCAACTTCTATAATGCCTTCAAAAAATAAGGGAGTAGCCATTACTTTTCCAATTCTGTTAGATAATCTATCTGCCGAAAATCGCTTATTGGCATATAATTCTACACCACTTGCTGTTTTAAAAGTATCTTTAAAAGGTTCTTTAATTTCTAATATGTAATCGTGTATTCCTTGCATTTAAATATCTTTTAGTATTAAATCAAATCCACCACTAACATCTGTATTGGCAACGCTTGAATTTCCTTGCAGTTTTATAATAGCCGGACCATCAACTTTCATAGGTGGGTTAAATTCTCTTGGTAAAAAACTTGTACCTTCTGTTGCAATACCATTGGTGTTTTTTGTAAGAAAATTTGTAAGTTCGTTTTGTGGTTCTGGATTCACTAATAAAGTACATTCAAGCGCTAAACTTGTTGAGCCTTTAATAGCACTCATATAGTATTTTTT